TAGCAACATAAAACTATGAGTGGAAGAATACCAGTAAAAGGTAAATCAGATTTAGCAAGAGATGTTCATTCTGGTGGGATTATAAACACAAATAGAAGTGCATACGAAACTGCAGTTAAAAGGTCAAGAGATGCACAAAGACAAAGAGATGAAATTAGAGAAGCAACACAAGAAATAAATGCATTAAAGAATGAAATGAGTGAAATTAAATCTCTTTTGATGAAGTTAGCGAACACTTCTTAGTCGTTTATTAACCCATCTTCTTTATAAATATAAACAAAGGAAGAAGTAAATGGCAACACCGACAACAAAAACAACATTTAAAAATTACTGTTTAAGGTCATTAGGTCAACCTGTTATTGAAATTAATGTTGATGATGACCAATTAGATGATAGAGTTGAAGAAGCACTTCAATATTTTCAAGAAATGCACTATAATGGTGTAGAAAGAGTTTTTCTTAAACACATCATGACAGCTGCAGATTTAACAAGGGGACAAGCAAACGATACTGCTGAAACTCCAACAGATGATAAAGATGGTTCAACAACTGCCGATTGGGTAGAACAAAAAGGTTGGATACCTGTTCCAGATACAGTTTTATCAGTTGTTAGAGTTTTTCCTTTTGATGATAGTTCAACAAATAATTTATTTGATGTGAGATATCAATTAAGATTAAATGATTTATATGATTTTTCTTCTACTTCTATCATGCATTATAAAATGACAATGCAACATTTATCTTTTTTAAATCAAATGTTAGTAGGAGAAATTCCTTTAAGACATAATCAACATCAAAATAGATTATATGTAGATATGGATTGGACAAATGATATTGCATCTGGTGAATATTTAATTATAGAAGCATATAGACAACTCGACCCAGCAACTTATACTTCGATATGGAATGATATGTTTTTTAAAAGATATGCAATCGCATTGATAAAAAAACAATGGGGAAATAATCTACTTAAATTTAGAGGCATGCAAATGTTAGGTGGTGTTGAGATTAATGGTGAAGCCATTCTTACGGAAGCCAAAGAAGAAATAGAAAAACTTCAAGAAGAAATAAAATTAGCATATGATGTACCACCAATGGTTCAAATAGGATAGATAAATGCCAACTAATGTATACTTTGATACTGGAACTCAATCAGAACAAGACCTTTATGAAGCAATCATTGTTGAACAAATAAGGATACAAGGTCAAGAAGTATACTATTTACCAAGAACACTTGTAAAAGAAGATAGTCTTTTTTATGAAGATACTCTTTCTAAATTTGATGATGCGTATTTAATCGAAATGGTATTTAATGACGTTGAAGGTTTTGGTGGTGAAAAAGAATTAATGGGCAAATTCGGTTTGGAAATGAGAGAGGAATGTTCTTTTACTGTCGCAAGAAGAAGATTTGAAGAATTGGTTGGAATTGATTCTAATATAATAGTTTCATCAAGACCAAATGAGGGTGATTTAATTTACTTCCCAAAAACAAATAAAATGTTTGAAATAACATTTGTAGACCATGACGACCCATTCTATCAAGTACAAAATAGACCTACATATAGATTAAGTTGTAGAACATTTGAATATTCAAGTGAAATTATTGATACTGACATTGCAGAAATAGATGCAATAGAAACAACATTTACAAGAGATTCAATGCAGTATCAAGTTTCAATGGAACAATCTGGTTCATATACAGAAAGTTTTCAATTAGAAGAATCTTATGGTGGAGAGAATTTAATATTAGACGGAACAGATGGTTCTAGTACAAATGCTGATAGTGATATTCAAGGTGAAACTGAATACTTATCTGGTGCGATTCTTGCAGAAGATACTGAACAATCAAGAATTGATTTCTATAATAATTTTGGTTTATCATTTATAGTTGGCGAAAGAATTGTCGGTGCAAGTTCTGGCGCTATTGGATATGTATTAGATATATTAGACCCAATGGCATATACTTTAATTACTTCAACAGAATTTACAGATGGTGAAACTTTTACTGGACAAACCAGTCAAACCACAGCAAAAATAAAAGATTTACTAGGAACAAAACACTATATAGTTAAAGAGGATTATGTGGTAGGAGACCAAAGTTCAGACTATAAAGCACAAAATGAATATCTTAATGTACTTGATGATACTATTTTTGATTTTTCTGAATCAAATCCATTCTCAGAAGGTGGATTATAGGAGTTATAAATTATGTTAGGACAATCACAATTTTATCACGAAACAATTAGAAAGTTAGTAGTAGCTTTTGGAAGTATGTTTAATGATATTCAGTTGGTTCGTAAGAACAACGCTGGTGTAATTACACAAAGTATGAAAGTCCCACTTGCATACGGTCCAAAACAAAAATTTCTTGCAAGACTTAGACTGGATGCAACTTTAGATAATAAAGTTTCAATAACTTTGCCTCGTATTGGTTTTGAAATAACTGGATTGACTTATGACCCCACACGAAAATTAAATCGTGTTCAGAAATTCAAAAAAATTAAAAGTGGTAGTGATAAACGATTAGAAACTCAATATATGCCCGTTCCTTATAATTTGGAATTCGCATTAAACATCATGTCAAAGAATAGTGATGATGGATTACAAATATTAGAACAGATACTTCCATACTTTCAACCAGACTATACTGTAACAATCAATGATAATGTTGCAATGAATTCCAAAAGAGATATTCCTATTATATTAAATGGTATTACTTATGAAGATAGTTATGAAGGCGATTATGCTTCAAGACGTTCTATATTATATAATCTTGCTTTCACATTAAAATTTTATCTATACGGACCAGTTACTTCAACAAGCGTTATTAAAACTGTGCAAGTTGACCAATATGTAGACATGCCTGATAAATCTCCTACAAGAGAACAGAGATATACAGTTACACCTGTCCCAACATCTGCAGATGCAGATGATGATTTTGGATTTAATGAAACAACATCTTTTTATCAAGATGCAAAAGATTATAATCCAACTACAGGTTCTGACGAATAAATACTTTTGTAGAGTAGTATTATGAGTATTGATGAAAAAATAAATGAAGCATTGAATATTGTTGGGGATATAAAAAAAGAAGAAAAGAAAGTTATTCCCCGACCAGAAGGCGATGATGAAAAAGAGATTGATTACAAGTATAGTCGTGAAAATTTTTATAATCTAATTGAAAAAGGACAAGATGCGATTGAAGGCATTCTTGCTCTTGCAAAAGAATCAGAACATCCAAGAACGTATGAAGTTGCTGGACAATTAATTAAAAATGTTTCTGAAGTAACAGAAAAATTAATGCAACTTCAAAATGATATGAAGAAATTAAAAGAAGTTCCAAATAATGCACCAAAAAATGTAACCAATGCATTATTTGTTGGTTCAACTGCTGAATTACAAAAAGTATTAACTGGAAAAGGGAGAATTATAGATGCCGACACTAGAGACACAGACAGCGGAACTGACTAATTTTTTATTGCCATGGGTTGGCATTTTACTTAGTGCCATCATTGCGATTATGTTTAAAGATTGGGCGACATCTTTAGCAAAAGGATTACAATTTAAATGGAATCCTGCTTTTAATGAAGGCGATAAAGTTATTCTTGATGGTGCAGAAGGAATGATTGTAAAGATTGGTACAAGAGAAACAGTATTTAGTGTATATTCTAAGAGTGGTTTAATATGGAGATATGTTCCAAACGAAAGAATTGCATATTTAAAATTAGAAAAAGTGATTAATCCTGATTTACATTTAGATAGCGAAGAAGAAAAAGCAAAAAAATTACAGAAAATGATTGATGTGTTGCAAGATAAAAAAATTATTGAGAATAAAAAAGATATAGAGCAACTGAAAAATGGCGACATCAAGTAAACATTATTTAAACAATCCGAATCTTAAAGCTGCGAACACAAAGATAGGATGGACACCAGAAACTATTGAAGAATACACTAAGTGTATGAAAGACCCACTTTATTTTATTGAAACTTATATTAGAATTATATCTCTTGATGAAGGTCTAATACCTTTCAAGATGTATAAGTTTCAAAGAAAAATGATTAAGACTTTTCATAAGAATCGTTTTACTATTTGTAAACTTCCAAGACAATCTGGAAAATCTACAACCATAATATCTTATTTGTTATATTATGTTTTATTTAATTCAACTGTTAATGTTGCTATTCTCGCAAACAAAGCTGCAACTGCAAGAGATATTCTTGGAAGATTACAACTTGCATATGAAAATTTACCTAAGTGGTTGCAACAAGGTGTATTACAATGGAATAAAGGTTCTCTTGAATTAGAAAATGGTTCAAAAATACTTGCTGCTGCTACAAGTGCTAGTGCAGTAAGGGGTGGTAGTTATAATATTATTTTCTTAGATGAGTTTGCATATGTTCCAAGTAATATCGCAGAACAATTTTTTAGTTCTGTTTATCCTACGATATCTGCTGGTAAAAATACAAAAGTAATTATCGTTTCAACCCCACGAGGTATGAATATGTTTTACAAATTGTGGGTTGATTCGGAACATAAAAGAAATTCATACATACCAATAGAAGTTCATTGGAAAGAACTTCCTGGAAGAAATGAAAAATGGAAAAGAGAAACGATACGAAATACATCAGAAGCACAATTCCAAACAGAATTTGAATGTGAATTTTTAGGTTCTGTAAATACTTTAATATCGCCATCTAAATTAAGACAACTTACATATATAACCCCGATTAAATCAAATGCTGGATTACAGGTTTATGTGATGCCAGAAGAAGGACATACTTACATGTTGGTTGCAGATGTATCAAGAGGACTCGCAAATGATTATTCTGCATTTCTAATGATTGATATAACGGACCTGCCATATAAAGTCGTTGCAAAATATAGAGATAATGAAATTAAACCTTTATTGTTTCCAAATAAAATATATGATGTTGCAAGAGCGTATAATCAAGCATTCGTACTTGTGGAAGTAAATGATATCGGAGACCAAGTCGCACATGCATTACAATTTGATTTAGAATATGATAATATGTTAATGGCGATGATGCGTGGACGTGCTGGGCAGATACTTGGTTCTGGACTTGGTGGAGCTGGTAGGTCGCAACTTGGAGTAAGAACAACAAAATCGGTAAAGAAAATTGGTTGTTCTAATTTTAAAACATTAATAGAATCAGATAAACTTATTACAGAAGATTATGATTTGATAAATGAAATGTCAACTTTTGTTATTCATGGAAGTTCATATACGGCAGATGATGGGTGTAATGATGATTTGGTAATGTGTGGTGTATTATTCTCATGGTGTACTACTCAACAATTTTTTAAAGAACTAACTGATATTGATTTAAGAAAAAGGATAAGTTTAGAATCATCAGAACAACTTGAAAGTGATTTGTTACCATTTGGGTTTGTCATAAATGGTTTAGAAGAAGAAAATATTGGTGAAATGGTAGATGATTTTGGAACCCGGTGGACACCTGTTGTAAGAGCAACTGATGATTTTTAATTATACAAATTCGAGTAAATCATTATCTATTTTTAACCAACAATTATAACAAACAATTTTACATTCAGACAACAATTGATTAATTTCTTCTCTGCTTGATTCATTCAACCCTTTTCTTTTAGAAAGTTTTCTAATTTTCGCATCATGTGGGTGGAATTTAAGACATACTGTTTCACTTTCACCACAAGGTTTACATGATTTACCGATTAGATACTCATTTAACCATTGAACACGTTTATAATAGTTTCTTCTCGCAACTTTTTTAATCGTATCTTTATATTTGTCATAATGATGATTACTCATAAAGATATTTATATGTCTTATCACATATAAAACATGTTTTTAGAAACATTAATTTTATAAATATTATTAAAATCTAAAAAGATTTTTATGATAATTATCATAAATTTTGATAAAAGGAGACACAAACATGGGATTTTTAGTTTCTCCAGGTGTACAAGTTAAAGAAATTGATTTAACTAATATCATACCTGCTGTTTCTACTTCCATTGCAGCTATTTCATTGCCTGCATATAAAGGACCAGTAGAAGACGTAGTAGATATTACTTCTGAACAAGAACTTGTACAAACTTTTGGAAAACCAAACGGTAGTAATTTCGAGCCTTGGTTCGTTGCTGCCAACTTTCTTAAATATGGAAATGCATTAAGAGTTGTAAGACCAACATCTGCAATTGTAAATGCTTCTGCAAGTGGTACTGCTGTATTAATCAAGAATGATGACCATTACCAAGAAAACTATGCAAGTGGAGAGGGTTCAATCGGCGAATGGGCTGCAAGAACTGCTGGTGCTTGGGGTAATTCAGTCGGCGTTTCAATATGTCCAAGTGCAACTGCATTTGAACAACATCTTGGTGCAAGTGCTAGAGTAAATGACGCATCTGCAGCCATATTAGAGACAACTATAACTGTTGATACTAGTGCTGGTAGCACAATTAATGTCGGCGACTTTATATCTTTCTCATCTGCTGACGCATCATCTGATTCAAGCGCATTTAGTGATGTAACAGGTCATGAAGGTATTGAGTATGAAGTAACAGCAAATAGTGGTACTGTATTGACTATCCGTCAAAAAGACCATTCAGATGGTAAAGGATTAGAAGCTGCTGTTGCAGATGATTCCTTCATTCGTAGACGTTGGAGATGGTATGATTTATTTGCTGCAGCTCCAGGCACATCTGCATGGGCAACTGCAAATGCTCGTGGGTCAAATGATGAACTGCATTTAGTTGTATATGACACAACTGGTGATATTACTGGAAAAGATGTTGACGTAAAAGGTCAAAGAACAGATTCAGTTATTGAAACTTTTGCATTTATGTCTAAAAACTCAGCGGCAAAAACATCACAGGGTGGTACTAATTACTATCCAGATATAATTTTTACACAATCACAATGGATTTATTGGACAGACCATAATTCAAGTGGTTCAAACTGGGGTACAGATACAACTTCAACATATACTGCTGTAAATGCACCAACTAAAAGTGAACTTTCAAGTGGTACTGATGATTATTCAGTAACACTTGGCGAACATACAGTTGCTTATGACAAGTTTAAAGACCCTGAAACATTAGATGTTAATCTAATTTTAGCTGGAAAAACACCAAACTCTGCAACAGATGGTGATACATATGGTACAATGTTAATCGACCTTTGTGAAAAAAGGAAAGATTGTATTTGTTTCATCTCGCCAGCAAGAAATGATGTTGTAAATATAGCAACTGCATTAACACAAACTGATAATGTTAAAACATTTTTTGATACATTACCATCTTCATCTTATGCAATATTCGATAGTGGATATAAATATATGTACGATAAGTACAATGATGTTTATCGATTTGTTCCATTAAATGGAGATATCGCTGGGACTTGTGCAAATACAGATATTGTAACTGACCCTTGGTTCTCGCCTGCTGGACTTAACAGAGGGCAGATTAGAGGTGCAGTAAAACTTGCATACGACCCAAAACAAGCACACAGAGATACTCTTTATAAAGCACGAGTTAATCCAGTAGTTAATTTTGCTGGACAAGGTGTGCATTTATTTGGAGATAAAACTGCATTAACAAAACCAAGTGCATTTGATAGAATCAACGTAAGGAGATTGTTTATTGTTCTTGAAAAAGCAATTGCAACTGCTGCTAAATATCAACTCTTTGAATTCAATGATGAATTTACAAGAGCACAATTTAGAAATATGGTTGAACCTTTCTTGAGAGATGTACAAGGTAGACGAGGAATTACAGACTTTAGTGTGGTTTGTGATGCGTCTAATAATACAGGAGAAGTCATTGACAGAAATGAGTTTATTGCCGATATATACATTAAACCAGCAAGGTCAATCAACTTCATCACACTAAATTTCATAGCAACAAGGACTGGTGTCGCATTTAGCGAGGTCGGTGGTTAATAGGAGAAAACAATGGCAACATTAGACGAATTTAAAGCTCAGTTAATCGGCGGCGGTGCTAGACCAAACCAGTTTAGAGTAACATTAACACCGCCATCTGGAATTGCAATCGGATTAGATGTAAGAAGAACATCTTTTCTTATTAAATCAGCTAGTTTACCAACACAAAATATAGGTGAAATACCTGTACCATTTAGAGGTAGAACACTTTATATGGCAGGTGATAGAGCAGAATTTGATGCATGGTCAACAACTGTCATCAATGATACTGACTTTATGGTAAGAAATGCAATAGAAAGATGGATGAATGGTATTAATGATACTGCATTAAATACAGGTGTTACTGATACCGCTGATTATCAGACAGACGCAACCGTAGAACAACTCGATAGGGATGATACTGTATTGAAAACATATATCTTTAGAGGAATATGGCCACAAATGTTGGGTGCAATTGAATTAAGTCATGAGACTGCAAACGCACTTGAAGAATTTGAGGTTACTTGGAGATATCAACACTTTGTAGCATCTGGAGTTAACTTCTAATTTAGTCTTACTAAATAATAGTATAGAAAAATTAGAAGGCAGGTAATACACAATGGCAGAACTCTTTGGGTTCAAGATTACCAGAGTTAAAGATGGAGAAGGTAGTGGTGAAGGTTTCACTACTCCATCTCCTGATGATGGGGCGGTTGAAGTCTCAGGCGCTGGTCATTTTGCAACAGTATTAGATTTAGACGGCAAATCAAAAACAGATGATGATTTAATTCGTAGATATCGTGATATCGCACAACAATCAGAGTGTGATATGGCAGTAGAAGATATTGTTAACGAAGCGATTGTCGCTGATGAAACTGACCAATCCATTTCACCTATTCTGGAAAATGTTCCTGTTCCAGAAAATATCAAAAAAAAAATACGAGAAGAATTTAATACTATTTTAAGTCTTTTAGAATTTCAAAAGAAAGGACATGATATTTTTAGAAGATGGTATGTTGACGGAAGATGTTATTATCATATGATAATAGATAAAAATAATCCGAAAGCAGGTATCAAAGAATTAAGATATATCGACCCACGCAAAATTAAAAAAATAAGACAAGTAAATAGAAAAAAAGACCCCAAAACTGGAATAGATTTAGTAACGAATATAGATGAATTTTATGTATATAATGAAAAAGGATTACAACAAGGTATCAATACTTCTGGTATCCAAATCGCAGGTGATTCAATTGCATATTGTCCATCTGGATTAATAGACCAAAATTCTGGCAGAATTCTTTCACATTTACATAAAGCAATCAAACCTGTTAATCAATTAAGAATGATTGAGGATTCCCTTGTTATTTACAGAATATCAAGAGCGCCAGAAAGAAGAATTTTTAAAATTGATGTAGGAAATTTACCTAAAGTAAAAGCAGAACAATATCTTCGTGATGTAATGAATCGTTATAGAAACAAACTTGTATATGATTCAAGTACTGGTGAAATTCGTGATGATAGAAATCATATGTCAATGCTAGAAGATTTCTGGCTACCGATTAGAGAAGGTGGTAGAGGAACAGATGTTCAAACTTTACCTTCTGGACAAAATCTTGGTGAAATTGAAGATATAAAATATTTTCAAAAAAGATTATATCGTTCATTAAATGTTCCAGTTTCAAGACTTACAGAAGAATCTCCAGGAACAGTAGTAGGTGCTGGTAGGTCAACTGAAGTAACAAGAGATGAATTAAAATTTACAAAGTTTGTTCAAAGATTAAGAAAGAAATTTACAGGACTATTTGTTGATATGCTTAGAACACAATTAATATTAAAAGGGATAATCAATGATGAAGATTGGCATGAAATGAAAGAACATATCAATTTCAATTTCTTAAAAGATGGACATTTCTCAGAATTAAAAGACGCAGAACTATTACAAAATAGAATAGATACTCTTGATAGAATGCAATCATATATCGGAACATTTTATAGTAAAACTTATGTACAAAAATATGTTTTACAAATGAGTGATACTGAGATAGCAAGAACGAAAGATGAAATTAAACAAGAAAGTAGTGAAGGCGAACTTAATATGCCAGACCATAGTGATGGTGTAACAAGATATCCAATTATGCCTCCAGGTGCTACTCAGATTGATATGACAAAAACTGAAGAAGAACCAGGAGAAGAAGAAGGAGAATAATTATAATGAGTGATGAAGTTAAAAAAGTAATTGATTCAATCGAAAAAGGAAACAATGTCAAAGCAGAAACGGGATTTAAAAGCGCCATGACGACAAAAGTTGCAGATGCACTTGAATTTCGTAGGCAAGAAGTCGCATCTACTATAGTTAAAACGGTAGTTCCCAAAGATAGTGTTAACGATAAATTAGATGAAGAATAAAAGGTTCGAAGATTTCTTTTCTCAGATATCTGAGAAAGATGAACATAAAAAAACTAAAGGATATAAAAAGCTTTCTCCGAAAATGAAGAATGCTGTAGACTCTATTATGAAAAAAATGCATAATAAACCACAAAATTTCCTAAATAGTTTTGATAAGAGTATAAAAGATACTGCAACAAAGTTTAAAGTAACAAAAAACGAACTTATAGACTATTTTGAAAAAGAATTATTTGCAGTAATGTAAGGATAAAAAGATATGGCAGTAACGAATCAAACATTAATAGATACAAGTTTTAAAACAGTTATCAAAACAGTAAGTGATAACGCAGCAAATAGTGCAGTAAGTATTTTAGATGCATCTGCAATGACTCTCGCAGATAGCAATCCAAGACTGTCTATTGCAAAAATATGGTGGTCTATTGAATCTGCATCTGGTGGTGTTGAACTTTTATGGGACGCAGATACAGATGTTCAAGCGGTTATTTTAGCTGGTAATGGTAATTATGGTTATACTGCTGGACAACCATCATTATCAAATAATGCAGGCTCAGGAATTACTGGTGATGTTAAGGTCACAAATGCGACTGGTACGTTTACTTTAGTTACAGAATTTCATAAAATATCTGGTTGGACTAATACCACATAAGAGGGAATATTCAAATGGCATTAAAGTTAATATCAGAACACATAGAAGATGTAGAATACATTACAGAAGAAAATGAGAAAGGTGAGAAAGAATATAGAATAAAAGGTATATTCATGCAGGCTGATGTTAAAAATCGGAATGGTAGAGTATATCCGTTTGATATTCTAAACAAGGAAGTTGCTAATTACAATAGGAACTTCACAAGACAGAAAAGAGCATTCGGTGAATTAGGACACCCAGACGGTCCAACTGTAAATCTTGAAAGAGTTTCACATATGATTACAGATTTGTATGCAGATGGTAAGAACTTCATAGGAGAAGCGAAAATCATGGATACACCAATGGGTAAAATTGTCAAGTCGTTGATGGATGAAGGTGCTAAACTTGGAGTATCTAGTCGTGGATTAGGTTCTCTAAAAGAAAAAAATGGTGCATCATACGTTAAGGATGATTTTTACCTAGCAACAGCTGCTGATATCGTTGCTGACCCATCTGCGCCAAACGCTTTCGTAGAAGGTATTATGGAAGGAAAAGAGTGGATTTGGGACAACGGTATATTAAAAGAAGCAGAAATTGCAAAACATAAAGAGGCAATTGAGAAAGGAATTCGTTCAAGAGACGCAAACATCTACGCATTAGAGTTTGCAAAGTTTCTCAAAAAACTTTAATTTATAAATATTATTAGAAAAAAAAATATAGGAAAAAGGAGATTTCCACATGTCAGAAATAGATAAAACAATTGAGGAACTTGAAACAGAGGTATTAGCCGAACTCGAAGATGAAGCAATAACCGAGAAAAAAGCTCCAAAAGTTGAAATGAAGGACGTAGAGGATTTAGGTCCTGCTGTTACATCTCCTACTGATAAACAATCTGCTGCTGCAAAAGCTGGTGCAAAAATCAAAAAAAGCAAGGATGACGCACTTAAACATGCTGCACCTGGAGATAAACCAGAAACATTAAAAGCAGAAGATATGATAAAAGCGATATCTGATAAATTATCGAAAGCAGATGAAGCTAAGTTAGTGAAGATGTACAATCAAATCGTTAACGAACAACTCGAAGATGACGAAGAAGACGAGGACGAAGACGAGGACGATGATAAAAAAGAACTTGCAAAAGCAAAAAAAGAAGAAAAAAAGAAAGCAATGGAAAAAAGAATTAAAGAAATCAAAGTCAAAGAAGATGTTGATGCTCTTGTATCTGGAGAAGATGAAATTTCAGATGAATTCAAAGAAAAAGCTTCTACAATCTTCGAAGCTGCTGTAAAATCAAAAGTCAGAACAGAAATTGAAAGACTAGAAGATGAATATGCTAAGGAACTTACTGAACAATCTTATAAATCAAAAGATGAGTTAATAGACAAAGTTGATTCTTATCTTGACTATGTAGTTCAAGAATGGATGAAAGAAAATGAACTCGCAATTGAAAGAGGATTAAAAGGTGAGATTTCTGAGGATTTCATTAGTGGTTTAAAACAATTGTTTGATGACCATTATATTGATGTTCCTGACGAAAAATACGATGTGTTAGAAGCTCAATCTAAAAAAATTGAAGAACTTGAAGAACAACTCAATCAACAAATTGAGAAAGACAAAGAACTTCATGCAGAGATTGGCGAATTAACAAAAGATTCTATCATAAAAGATGTATCAGACGATTTGGTTGATACAGAGGTAGAAAAATTCAAAGGTCTTATTGAAGATGTTGACTATACAGGTGATGAGAGTTATAAATCAAAACTCGAAACATTGAAAGAGTCATATTTCCCACAAAAGACTGGAGAATATAGCACAAATGATATTATTAATTTAGATGAAACTACTAATGAAGTAGATACATCTGATAAGATGGCTGCGTATATGTCCGCTATCAGTAAAGGTCATGAACGTGCAACAGACAAATAAATTGAATTATATTGATGGAAGTATAGACATATACACAAAAGTAAAATTTTAAAAGGAGACGCAAAAAATGTTTCAAACAAACAATTTACAAGAAAAGTGGCAGCCTGTCCTTGAGCATCCAGATTTACCTGAAATCAAAGACCCTTATAGACGTGCTGTAACTACTGTAATTCTCGAAAACCAAGAAAAAGCGTTAAGAGAAGATAGAAGCTTTTTACAAGAAGCTGCGCCAAGTAACTCAACTGGTTCTAGTGTAGATAATTGGGAACCAATCCTAATTTCACTCGTTAGACGAGCAATGCCTAATTTGATTGCCTACGACATTTGTGGTGTGCAACCAATGACTGGTCCTACTGGTCTTATTTTCGCAATGAGAAGTAGGTCAGTATCACAAACAGGTGCTGAAGCGTTAGTTGATGAAGCTGATTCTGGTTTATCAAATGATGACGCTGCTGGTGATTTAACATCATCTGCAATGACTGGAAGCAACCCTTCAACTCTAAACGATTCACC